ACTACCTCCTATTCCTGGTTTTGGTTTATATGTTTTTTCCAATCCTGGAGTCAATTTTTTATACCATTCTCCAGTTTTAACTGATCCATATTCTGGATCAGGACCCCCAGAATAACCACGATCAGTTCTATAAACAATATACTTATCTCTAAGTAATTGTGATATTTTAGCACCAGAATAACCTTGAGTGGTTAATGCTTCAGGAACTCCAGCACCTCTCGTCTTAATTTCATTTGCAGAAAATCTTGCTTGGAATCTCAATCCCTCAGCAGTTTCTTTTATTTGACCTTTGGTCTCATCCCAAACCCCAGCCTTTTTGGCCTGATCGATTAAAGCAGTTCTTCTATCTTGATTCCAACTAAACATACCAGTATTAGGAATTTTTGCAGAAGGATCAGTATGAGTTCCAAACAAGTTTTTATTGTCCATCCCACCTTCTCTGCCAATTTCAGCAATTAATCTTTTTGCTCCCTCATCAGTATATCCAAGATTTCTATATTCATCATATAAAACTGCTGATTTGCCTGCCATAGTAGATATATCACCACTTTTCAAATTACTATAATCCACTGGAGATCCAGGACCAGGACCTCCAGGACCAGGACCTCCAGGACTTCCCCCACCACCTCCTGCACCACCACCAGGAGGTTTGGAAGGACCCTTTCCAATACCAATCATTGTATTAATTGCTGTAATAAATCTTTCTATTGCAGAACTAAACGTTGATATGATGTCTCCACCATCTCCAGGTTGAAGCATTCCTGCTCTAATTTCATCAACATTAGAAAGAGCATTCACTGTGCCAGCACCAACAGCACCCAATCCAAGAGCACCAGCACCAAGGGCAAGCATTTTGCCTCTTCCCTTGAACATATTACCAAGTCCTCGTGGTGCGCTCTTTCTGACACCACCCATGGGAACATCAACATCAATGTCAATTCCACCTCCACCACCTGGAGATGCTTTTGGAAGATTTGATAATTGTTGTACTATTTTTACAATGACCTGACGAATCAATTTTGCAACTTCAAAACTTTCTGTAAATGATTTAGAAAGATTTTTTAAATTGTCACTTATTCTATTCACAAATTTTTTGTTGCCAAAAAACTGAATGAATTGTATTACACTCTTATAGGTACTTAAAAACTTACTTAGAATGCCGGTTGGTTTCGCAGAATCAACATCAGATACTCTTTTCTTATAATCTGTAGTGAAACTTTGAAGAGTATTATTTAAAGTGCTTGTTATATTGTTTGTAATATTTGTAGAAATAGTACTTACGATTGAATCTACTGAAGATGGGACTGGTTTTGCAGTCCCTCTTTGAAATCCTACTATTTTATTTGCAGCAGAAGCAATTGAAGATGTTCCAAGAAAAGAACCACCAGAAATAAAATTTTTGGCGAGTTGTTGGTTTGTATTCTGCTTACCTACTATTCTTTCTGGGTTCAGAACCGAACCTATTACCATCTTGCTTTCTTATTTTAGAATTATTTATTGAGCATTTTGTTGTTTTAGTTTCTCATCTTCAATATGTTGTTGGAGAAGTGCTAAGTAAATATCTCTTTCCCAAGGCATCATATTTTCAACATCCCTAATCGGCCATTTATGAAATTGAAGTAATGCAAAATTAATTCTAAAGTATGACTCCAATTCCATATAAGCCATACTCAACCGAAAAAAGATGTTAACCCCTCCAACGTAACTTCACTTTCCACTCCAGTCTTTGGATTCTTAACTTTTACTTTGTGTGCAAGTTTTGGCATTGTATTAAAAAAGTTTTCAACCTGTTTGAATTGATTTGAATCAAGTGTTTCAATCCAAGAAACTAATTCTTTTTTAGTACAATCAGATGCTGCCCAACTTTCTTCTTCATTAAAGATCATATCAATACAAGAAGCAATAATATCTAAAGATTTTTCAATATTTGATGTACTTTGCTCTGTGTTAAAATCAAAATTATTTTTAATAAACTGGTCTAAAGATGGATACTTCATTCTTAAAACTAAAGAACTATCAAGTTTAATATCCGTGCTATGATTTTCTTCTTTTTGAACTTGAATCTCATCAATATAAATTGTGACTGGAACTTGAGTTTCCATATCATCACCACAAGTAATAATTAATTCAATAGACTCACCAACAGATTTTGAACGAAGGTTTAAGAACAAATATTCAATATCAAAAGTTGGAAGTTCTTCTACTTTAATTGCTTTTGTTAAAATACAATCTTTTAATACTTGCTTGATTGCATTTGTAATTTCTTTTGTATCTTGACTTTCAAGAGCAAGAATTAATATCTTTTCTTCTTTGACTAGAAATGGTCTGTATTTAATTGTTTTCCCAGTTGATGGCAAAACCAATTCATACGTTGGTGTAGAAATCTTAGGTAATGGCATAATTCAATAGTTCAGTGCTTTTATTTATTTACTCCTCGTTTTATGTTTTTCAATTACATAACGGGAGTAACTAAAGGTAACTATTGTTTTAGTGATTGTACTTCCTTCATAAGTCACTGGCATTGCTGCTATGTTTGTAGGGAAAGCATCAATCAAACGATAAGTTATTCTTGGCACATCATTAGTTCTATTCAAATCTCTTTCAAATTTTACAATTGATATAATTCTCTTATATGTGTCGGGATATTTAAGTCTAAAGAAATCTGGACGATTTTTTGCGTCTCCCTGTCCCCTTGAATTTGCTTTAACTTCTCCAGCATCTGTATAAACAGGATTGATATAATTCATCCATTCTTCAAAAAGACGAATGAGTTTATAATCATAATCAACATAAAATGTCATTGTAACATCTGGATAAACTCTTTTAGTTGGAAACCTCTCTATCACTCCTTGACGTGACCCAATCTCTTCCGTGACATCAAAGGTTGCGCCAGGAAGTGAAGTCTCCGCACAATAAAAGTCAAATTTTGAAAATTCTCCATCACTTGTAATTCCTGCATCTGCCAACCAATTCATCAATAAATCACCATCACCACGATTAGTCAAGTGCAATGATACCTTAAATTGACTTGTAAGGGATAATTTACCAAAGATTTCTAATGCTTCATCTGTTGTCTTATACAAAAAACCAACTTCAGGTTGTCCTGCTCCTGGTCCTCTTGATGCCATTTATAAATACGATTAAGATTATATAATATGTATGCCTCGTAACGAAGATAGTAAGTATAGGCAAGGAAAATATAGACCACAAAACCCAGAAAAATATAATGGTGACCCAACAAACATAGTTTATAGGTCATCATATGAATTGAAGTTTATGCAATATTGTGACCTAACTGAAAGTGTAAATGGTTGGAAATCTGAAGAATTTTGGATTCCTTATCGTTCTCCAATTGATAATAAAATTCACAGATATTTCCCAGACTTCTTCGTTAAATATAAAGACAAAAATGGAAATAACAGACATCTGGTTGTAGAAATTAAACCACAAAAAGATTTAAAAATGCCAGAAACAAATCCAAAAAGAAAAACAAAATCTTGGGCATATGCTGTTAAAACTTGGGCAGTAAATCAAGCAAAATGGGAAGCAGCAAAGGAATATTGTGCAGACAGAAATTATGAGTTTCGTGTTCTGACAGAAAAAGAATTAGGTATCAAATTATGATAGCAGAAGAAATTATAAAAGAAACGGGAGGAAAATATAAAAGCACCAGTTGGTATGTCAATTCATTGATGAATTCTTTATTAGAATACAACAAAAAAGATATCAATCAATTAGATACTGGATTTATAATTCCTGGTGATTTAGTATTTTTTATGTACAATGCCAAGTATCCTCAAAGATATGATTATTGGGATATGCATCCACTATCTTATATCATTGAAGTAAATCCAAGAGAAGGTTCTTTTTTTGGTTCAAATCTTCACTATCTAACACCAAAGTATCGTGAAGCAGTTGCAAATTCTTATCTAAATAAATCAGGTATTGTAAATGCACCCAAGAAAACTTTACATAAATATCTCTTCTCTGGAGTAATGAGTGATTTCTTTAAAGTGCCTGAAGGAGAATGGGCAGGAGTATCTTTACTTCCAACAGAGAAATTTGTGGATAGACGAGGACAACCAGTATTTAAAACCAAAGTTTGGGACGCACCATAAATGTCTGACTGGATAATACTAAACGACAATTATTACACATCACAACCAAGTGGTGCGCCAACTTCAATTAGACTTGGAATTGAATACAACTATAAAACAGGAGATTATCAACTTAAAGAGCAACCACCACATAATGTAATTTCCCCTTCTGTATTTTTTCTAAATGGTAGTTGGACTAGTGATGCTATAAAAGATCCAAAATTATTTCAGGATGGGGATCCAAATAAACCCACACAACTAGCAAAACAATATTCAGAAAACATCAATAAAGTATCTTATGCTGCTTTTCAGACGAGAGGAGGAAGCGCAAAAGGCAATAAGATTAATGCGGCAGCGCAACCACAGAATCAAGGAAGATTTATTGTCTACAATGCCCCTGCTGGAGCAGGACCACCACCTTCATTGCCTGGATTGGGAGGAACATCACTCACTGCCCCACCAGGACAAGGAAACTTTTTTGACCCTGGACTTAATTTAGGAAATTATAAAAATTTCCAAAGTAAAAATGAAAAAGAATTATTCAAAGGTCTTTTAAAGTACCCAAAAGATATTCTTGAGAATCAACAAGATACTCTTCACATTACAATGTTTAATTATAAACCACCTCTTGAAGAATTATTTGATCCAGCACCAGGCAAAGCAATAGATATAAAATCTATATTCACTGAAGGAGTTCAAAGAAATAGTGCATTAAAAGATCCAATCGGAACAGTCATTCTACCAATCCCATCTGGAATCTCGGATTCCAACAATGTGGAATGGGGGGATGATAGAATGAACAACATGTCAATAGCAGCTACTGGATATGTAGGTAAAAATTTGCTTGGAACTGGAATTCAACAATCTCTTGTTGCACTTGCTGCTGCCATTGCACAACAAAAGGGGGGATTAAATCTGCCATCAGGAGCAATAAATCAAGCAGCATTATTAAAGGGTGCAGGTGCTGACTTAAATATGCCAGAGATAAAAACAGCATTAATGTCAATGGTATTGAAAAATGCTGGATTTGAAGTTTCCCCCGAAAGTATTTTGGCAAGGGGTGCTGGATTGGTTCCAAATTCAAATCTTGAACTCTTATTCAGAGGTCCAACTCTCCGTCAATTTCAATTCGCATATCGTTTTAGTCCAAGAAGTGAACCAGAGGCAGCAGATGTAAGAAGAATCATCAGATTCTTCAAGCAAGGAAGTGCTGCAAGAAAACTTAATGCAACAAAAGGTGCTGGTTATGGTTCAGTATTTCTTGGTTCTCCTAATGTGTTTAAGTTGGAATATAAAACTGTAGGAGGAAAATCAATCGCAGGTGTAAATAAATTTAAAATATGTGCTCTTCAAGGAGTATCCGTAAATTATGCTCCTGATGGTCAATGGTCAGCATATAAAGAAGGACAACCAGTTTCTTACACAATGTCTTTAGGATTTCAAGAAATTGAACCCATATACGAAAGTGATTATCAAGATACAATATTTGATGGTCTATCTGGTGATTATAATGAAATCACAGAAAACGATATAGGATACTAATATGTCATACTTCAGAGAACTTCCCAACTTTGAGTACGTCTCAAATTTTCCAAATCAAAGTTTTAATGATGATTATACTGTAACAAAAAATCTATTTAAAAGAGCAAAACTTAGAGATGATATTGCAAATGCAGTTTCTGCCTTTGAATATTACCAAATAATAGATAATGAGAGACCAGACCAAGTAGCACAAAAAGTTTATAATGATTCATCTCTTGATTGGGTTATTCTAATCTCAAATAACGTTACAAATCTAAATGACCAATGGCCTTTAGATAATAATAGTCTTTATAAGTATCTTTTGGATAAGTATGGTGATGACGAAACAATAGCACAAGTCCATCACTACGAAACGATAGAAGTTAGAGATAGTTTTGATAGATTGATTCTTCCTGGTGGTTTGCAAGTTGATCCACAAAAAACAATATCAGTCACAACAAACACAACAGATACTGAATATAATCTATCTGAGTTTCCAAGTGCTGATGCCGACAATGTAATCACAATTAATTTAAATCAATTTGTTCGTGTTTTTGGAAATTATATATCTAACGAAAATACTGATGCCATTGTAAAAGATATTGAAACTAATAAATCCTTCCTACAAGTAAAAGCACGAGATACAAACACACCAATTTCAATTATAAACACTTTATCAAATTGGCCTAATAGTTGGGGTGGAAGTTTTTCAGTAGTTGGAAGAAACAGTATATCTACAACTATACAAGTCGGTGATGTTGT